GAAATGTCAGGTGATACCGCATCTGCTACATTCGTAGTCAAGGGCAAGACAGGTCGTCGTCAGATTGCTCTGTCCACTATGCCGCATCAGAATGCTCAGATTGTTTACTATCCTAATGGTCCGCATTGGCTAGCTCCCGTAGTCAAGGACTTCAATGGCCGTGAGGGCTATCTGTTCAACCATCATAAGTACGGTGGTATCAAGCCGCTGTTGGTTAAGGCAGGTTACTGGGAGAAATATAAGAACAAGTTCAATGCTGTGAATTTCCCACAGAATATTTGGATGGCCGGTGGCAAGTTCTATGCTTGCGATATGGGACTATGCGAATCTATCTTCCGTGAAATCGAAAAGGACGGAAAGAATGGGCGCTAAGGAAACCTTGGACGAATTGTTCGTGCCGCTGGGTCTTGTGGAAATGTGGCCGCAAATTACCATGAGATACAAGTATTTCGACTTTCAGGATACTATTTCAGATGGTGAGAGGTATGATGAATATATCTGGGTAGTCGAACAGTATCGCAAGTTCATCGGCAGCAAAAAGGCTCAGGTTCTGTCGTGGGCTGATGACCTTGAAAAGCTTGCGAAGAATGTCGAGCAATGGTTGGCCGACGGCAGCGAAAAGATAACAGCGGGAAAGAATGAATCAATCCGGCCACGTCTTGTGTATGTGGCAATCAGAAACGATTGGTTGATTCAGCTGCTGCATGTAACCAAGTTCTTGATGGAGGAAAACAATGGATATGGATTTGAATAATCAGGAGGCGCAGTATGAACAAACTGCTCAAGAGAATCCGCCGGTGGTGGATGAACAAGAGGCTCCAGCGAATCCGTCGGATTTGGCTGAAGCGTTTGCAATGCTGCGAGACAATGACGGAACAACAGCTCAGACTCCTGTGGCAAATGGTGAATCCGAACAAGCCGGTCAATCTGACAGAGGAAGAGTTCAAGAAACGCAGCAGGGAGCTGGCGGACAATCTGATATTTCCCAGCAACTATCAAATGCACCTGGAGGAACTGCAGTTGATTTGTCGGGATTTGACGCTGTCGCTCAAGCCAAGCAAGCCTACTCAGATTTGAGGTCTCTTGTAGTTGAGACAAAGCGTAAGGAGTGGGCTGACAAGGGTTACAAGAAGTTTAACGTCCGTGATCTTGCCAGACGTGATGAACAGACTGGTCGTATCATCTATATCAATCCCGATGATAGACCTGAAGATTGGGAGCGTCCTGGTTATCAGGGTCTTACAATCCAACAGGCGAAGGCTTGGTGCGATATCACCAATGAGGATTTGAATGACAAGTGGAAGAAGGAATGCTCAGAACTGGAGAAGGAGTATGTAGAGAAGGCTCGTCCGTATTTCGAGCTGTTGGCCTATGCTGATACCTACAGCAGACTCAATCCTGTTGAGCAGTATTATGTTGATACCATTACTGATATGTATGCAATGAGGAATGCACAGGGCCAGGTTATGGGCTTCAATTGTGATCTCAATAAGGTTACGCAGATTGCTAAGCAGCTGGCTGCAAATGCTCCTGCAATGCAGCAACAGGCTCAGTCAGTCAACAATGTTCGTCAGCCTGCGACTGATGCTAGAAGCAGTGCCGGCAATAACAAAGGCGGTACGCCTAAGATTAATGACCTTAATGATGCATTCCAATATCTGTGGGATAGAGAGAAACAGGAGGGCCGATAATGGCTAAGAAGAGTGCGGCATCCGCGAAGATTGCAAAGCCGGAGTTCAAGAATGTTACACCTGACCCGGCTGAAGAGTTCAATAAGTTCAAGGATTTGCAGATTATCACAATGGAAGCTGCTATTGACCAGGCCAAGAGAATTGATACCTGGGTTTCCATGCGTAATGATTTTGGTGCTTTTATCAAGCGTGAGCCTACGATTGAAGAAGTCAACAATCTTTGGCAATTTGAGATTGAACTGCTTAATAGCCTGCTTGAGGACCTCCAGGCTCTGGATTATGATACGGCCAGTAAGCCTGACTATGAGGATATCTACGCCCACCATCTGGTGGCTCCCGAGGAATGCGAAAGCCTTGAGGATTATTTCAGAGCTTACCTGACGTGGTGCACAATCAAGCCATGGGCTGAGAACCTGTTCAATCTGAATAGGGCCTGCGTTAATGGAAACGCAGAATAACATAACAGTACCGAGATTTTACCGTCCATGGCCGCACCAGATGGATGCCTGGAAAGCGGCCATGGACCCTTCTATTCACTATATCCTGCTCTTGTGGGCACGTCGTTTGGGCAAGGATACAACTTGCATACAGATAGCCAACAAGTTTGCGTGGGATAATCCAGGTACACAGCAGGCATACATCGGCCTCGACAATGTGTGGATCAACAACAACATCTTCAAGAAGTACATCGACGGTAGGACGTTCTGGCAGGACTATCCTGAGCAGTTCCTCAATGTGAAGGACACCAATAAGGAAGTTTATTTTACGAACAATCCAGAGGGTACCGCGCAGGCCAGAGTTAAGTTCATCGGCTTCTTGAATGATGAGGCCCTTATCGGATCATCTTATGACAGGTTCTATATCTCTGAAGCTTCGCTCTACAGGATGAATGCCTTTGAGTATGTGCAACCGATTTGGGATAATGCCATCCGTCAAGGCAATGAGATGCTTGTCATGGTCAACGGTACGCCTCGTGGTGTTCACAACAACCTGTTCAAGATGCTGTGTGACCTTACTGGAGAGAAGGAGCCTGAAGCGTTTCCCGGTCGCCATGGTGATGTGTATGTAGATGTTAAGACTATCTACGATTGCCTGGTGCCGAACAAGGAAACAGGTGAGCTTGTTCCGCTGGCTCAGGAGAAGTTCATCAAGGAAGAGCAGGACCGGCACATGAGAGCCTATGGCAACCTGAACCTGTGGAATCAGGAGAACATGGTTGCCTTCAACGAAGTCAATGCCGGTCTTGTCTACCTAGGTATTAGGCAGCTCAGAGAAGAGAAACGGTACTGCAGATTCAATATCGACACCAAGTATCCTGTGTACTTGGCAATGGACATCGCATCCAAAGGTGCAATAACGGACGCTACTGCGGGCATCTTATTTCAATATATCCATAACATGATGTTCATCTACGACATCTATGAAGCCAGAGGCAAGTCATTGATTGAATGCTTGGCCGAGCTCAGTCAGAGGCCGTACTGGCAGCATGTCAAGTTCGGTGCATTACCGTGGGACTCAGAGCGTTCTGCTTCATCTGAAACTCCAATCGAAGAAGCCAAGAAAATGTTCCCTAACATCAACTGGCATAGCTTGGATAAGGAACGTGTAGACCGTGGTATACAGGAGGTCAGACGGCAGTTACCGAACATGTGCATCAATTCGGATAACTGTGAATACCTAATGGAATGCTTCGATAATTACGAATATAAGAGACTTGAAAAGCAGGACGACTGGGCTCCAAAGCCGATGCATAGCAAGTACAGCCATCTGATGGATGCTGTCCGTTACGGCGTCATGGCGTTGAGAGAGATTGAATATCTCGGTCTCAGCTCCGATGGCAGCTGGAAGTTCCAGCAAGGTGAGTATGACACTATCAGATACAAGCGTGAACCTAAGACAGATATCTACGGGAGGGAGGTCAAGGAAGATGGATATGGATTCTATCAGGCGTGAGCTTGAGAACGGCGGATTTCAATTGGACCGTCATGACTATATTGAAACCGGAAATGACCAGATTGATTTCAAGGCGGTTCCGTACATATCCGACCCCAAAGCCTGGGATCAATATTGCAACAAAGACCTGTACGATGCTGAGGTCAGGCTTCGCAGATGGCTTACCGAAATGTCTCAAAACGGTACATTCAAGAACAACCGCAGTTCCCGCACATTCAGGTTCAATCAGGTGTTCTGCATCCTATATGGTCGTCCGTATCTCCAGTCGGTAGACGGCAAGTTCTCAACGATGCTCTCACGGCTGTTCCGCTATTACTGCTCGGCTACTGCCAAAGGCTATTACGACAAGGTAACGCAGAAGCAGTATTCCAAGACCTCATTCACGTTCAGTATCGCCCGCCTGAAGCGGCCGCCATACTCACTGAAGCTGAGGCTGGAATGGCTGCTGGAACAGGGTATAATGCCCTCTGCAGCCAATATGAAGCTGCCTACGGATATTCCACTAGGTACCGCAAGATACGCCCTCACAGAGGCTCACAGGGCCGAGCAGAGGGAAGCAGGGAGACAGAGATACAATGAATACCAACGACGCAATCGTGCTGAGCACAAAGCAGGAAAGCCAGTTCGGGAATACAATAGACGAGCATCTGCAGCAGGCGATGCTGATGAAGACGATAGGCGAGATTCTCAAGATTCATGAGACTGCTACCAATGCAAAGGCGCTGTTCGTATCACATCTGATATTCGATGCGGTGTTCAATTATGACATCCAGGCATTGAAGCAGATAGTGAACAGAGTTGATGGCAGCGTACCGGACTCTCAGAAGCGCAGACATTATGCAAACATATTCGGTGATGCTCTTGAAGATGTGTTAGCGTATACGGATAAGTCGCAACTCAAGATTCAGCCTGACGATTATGTTATCATAGCTATGGCTAAGGTATGCGTATGGGTATCCATGAGTGATCCGGGCAACAATGCGCAGAAGCGTAAGGATAAGAACGATGCTATACAGATGATTCTGGAGCGTACAGGTGGTAGGAAGTCCGAACCGACGAAGCAGCTGATAAGTACAAATTATGTAGAACCTGAGTGGATGCGTGGTCTTCCTTCTTCTAATACAAGCTTATGATATTATAAGAATATAAGAAAGGAGGTCAGAATGAAGACTAAGTACGAATATGTGTTTCCGGCCATCCGAGGTTTCAGGCGTATAACGATGCAGGAGCAGATGGCCAAGATCAACGAAGAAGCATACGAGCTGCAGATGGAGATTCTCAGCGAGAAGAAAAGCCGTCGATGGATTCTGCTTGAAGCTATGAACGTTATCCATGCTGTTGAAACATTGTTCCGCATCATGGAAGCAAAAGATGACGAACTTGAAGCTGCTGTATGCGAAACGATGTATGACAATGAGAAGCGTGGTTATTACAAGAATCCACTTGATGAACAAGAGCTTCCGGAATGGTTGGGCGACGATGACTAACAGTCGAGAAAAAGGAGCAAGAGGTGAGCGAGAACTTGCATCTGTCCTTAGAGATTACGGATATGAAGCCAGAAGAGGCCAACAATATTCTGGCTCCAATGGAGATGCTGATGTCATCGGATTGCCGGGAATACATATTGAATGTAAGAGAGTTGAACGGCTCAATCTGTATGACGCTATCGCTCAGGCGAAACATGACGCCAGAGAAGGCGAAGTCCCTGCTGTGTTCCATCGCAAAGATAATTGCAAATGGTTAGTTACAATGGAACTGGACCAATGGATTGATATGTACAACGATACGACAATCCCCGACAGATGGGACGAAAAACTTAATCCGCGTAAGCCGATGAAAGTGAGGAAGAAATGATTGCAACTTGCGAGATTGAAATCGATGGTCAGAAGAATAAGATTGAAGTGGAAGACGGCGACGCTATGCTGCTGTTCTACTTCAGGAACGGTGTTGTCGAGCCGTTGCCGCTGATGGTTGGCAATGCACAGGCCGAGAGCTTTATCGATGCGGCTCTCATTATTCTTCGGACCATCAGTGACAGCGTTCACGAGGAGCTGACCAATGGGCAAGCGAAACAAGATTCCAGCGAAGGTTAAGGCATTCTGGTGTTGGGGCTGCCTCAGCTTCGTGGTGATTGATTGGAAGGAAGGCAAGTATTTCTGTGCCAGATTGTGCGAGGATATCAATCCGCGTGAGCACATGAATTGCCGGCAAAGAAACATCGTCCCCTTTACAGAGGACGATGAGGAGGCCAAGCAATTGGAACTGGACATTACGTTACAGTAGCAGTTTCCTGGTCAAGTATTGGGGTCTGAGCGGTATCGTCTCGGACCCTATACTTATACGCAAGTTTGTCCAGATTGTTGTAGCAGGATACCGCATCGTGCATATAACGCTTCTTTTCAGAATTGAACCTATCCATGTAGTAATGTTCAGCATCGAAGCCATAGACCATACCAATCTTCTTAGACTGTGTATATGTTCTGGCAACGATATTGTTTAATCTGAACATGCAAGTGCCATTGATTCTGATATGGTAATATCTGACTAATGTATCTATTCTTATTGGCACGTTGAAGGCAGTCAACATAACTGGCTTAGGTGTTACCTGGTCAGTTACGGGAGAGCTAACCTTCTTGACAATGTGCATGCGCCTACCATAGTAGTCAACGCCATTTACCTCTATCTCCATGTCACCTGCAAAGTAGTCAAAATTAAACTCCAATTGGCACAACCATTGCCATTGGATATTGGGGTTCGATGTACCGAGCTCACCAGTTTCAAGATGGACTTCCTGCATTGCATTGAAAGTTTCCTCATTGGTTTCCTGATTGCTCAGCAGCGGACAAACCCAAACACCATACTGGCTATCGACTACGCCGAGACCATAGTGAACACTGTCCTCGTGGTCATAGCAGAAAAGGCCGTTGGGGATAAGTGTAGTTTGATTCGTAGCATCGGTTGTGAGAAGACCAATACATGGCTGCATTGTATACCAGGCTTTGAGGCCGATATCGTAACACCAGATGAAACTGTTGTAGTGACTGACATTGTGGTCAATCTGAGAGTAGTTGTCCACATCTGTGCAGGTAGCCATGTAGATTATATCTTTGATGCAAACCACATATGCGTTGGCAATCTCGGTGCCTTTTTGTTCCTCGAAGACCGGAGTGACAGGCTCGGAGACAAGCATGCTGCGTAGTTGTGAGCTGTATTCCATCTGCTGCGTAGTCACAAGCAGACCATTGCGATTGATATAATACAAGCCATCAGACCAAGCACCGCCACCATGTCGGCTTGTAGTGCCCACAACATTGGCTATTTCCTCAACCATGTAAGATGCTGTAGACAATTCAGATGTGGCGATGATATTGGTCTCGATAAGATTGTAGCGCTTCTGCCTCGTGCCATTCACATTAGAGCAAAGGATGGTTACAATGCTGGAGCCACCATATGTCTTGAATTTCTCAATCATCTTGACTTCAACGCCAGCCCCAGGTTCGATATCGCAGTATGCACCACCGTGGCCGATCGCCACAGACAGCTCGTGACCTGCATTGCCGCCAATATAGAACCTGTATGGGTGTTGTTCATCACCCCAAAAATACAGCCTACCATCAATCTGTGTGACATAGCGACAAGGCACACCACCTGTGGTATTTTCATCTGAAACAATCATAGAGCCCTGGTTCCATTCGCTGGTATCAGTCATGGCTCCATAGTAATCATAATTCCAGAGACCGATAACTTGAGACTGTTCATCAAGACCGAGCGTTGCGTCAGCATGACCAACGAAGATAGGATATGTAGCTTCGTCCTTAATCAGATACAAATCAACGCCAACAGGTTGATAAGTTTGCGTTTCGCCTATCCTGGCTCGATCCATGTTTGTGTTGTTGATGATGCCTGAAAGCTTGATGTAGTTGGTAGTTGTCCATTGGTCTGGGCCGTCATTGAAATAGTAGGTGATATAGCCATCACCGCTATCCCACATGCTTGACTGGGTAGAACCCCATTGGTTTGTCAGACAATAGTAGAACGTGCATCGAGAAGACCAGAGCGGGTCAGTGCCGCCTTCTGGAATGAGAATAGGGTCATTCGGATCTGTACTGCCCTTGATGTTACCGAAGCATGTGATTACAGGAGCTTCTGAAGCATCAGTCTGAGGCAGCAATTCATATCCAGGCAGCAACGGATGTATTGGGAAGTTATGGTTGTCATCATCTACAGTAGCATAGATGCCACCCTTTTGATATGTAGTGGTAACTCCATCATTTGTTTCGGTAATATCTTTTTCGACCATGACAATCATGCGGTTGAGATAAACTCGCATATCAGTCACACGCTGATTCGTAACTGTAAAAATACCGCTGTCTTCCCAATTCATAAAGTTAGGAAGATATGTAATCGGTTGGTCGTACTGATTCGTGGTGATGTCTATTGCTTTGCGGTCGAGAGCAAAGATTGCATCGCCCTGCGCAGTAGATGCTGCAAAGTAACCATACTCGTGGTCAATGTAATTGACACCGGAGAAACCACTGATGGTCAGATTATGTATACCATCTGTGTAGGTACTGCTGCCATGGATACTTGGGCCGTCAATCCATTTAACAGGCTTGAATACTGTTTCAACCGCTGCCTGATTGGTAGTCTTCAAGTTGTTCTGCACAAGGAGATAGTTAGGCGGCAGGTCTGTCTGCCTGTCGTCTGTGAACACCTCTTGAACATAATCATTCCACAGCGGGGAAACCTCTGAAAAATTGATACCCTTCCACTGACGGAATGCCTGTAGTTTAGGTTCTGAATTTTGCAGAGCTTCCTTTGTCGCTGTCTTTGTAGAATTCTTCTTGGCCATGGCAGCCTACACAATCTGCCAGAATCCCGGATTCCAGCTCGGTATGAAGTCAACTTGAGTGGCAGCAGCATTGTTCTCCCTCATGCTGCTGAGCAGTTTCTGCGATTGGTCCTGCAGACCAGCGATACGGCCTTGGGCAGGAGGAGAACCCTCCGCATGATATTGGGCTGTCCTGATGATTACATACAGATAATCAGGGATTTCCGTCAACTTCAAAATGGGGGTTTCAATCCCGTTCTTAAGATAGTACAGCTGGTCGCATGGATTGAAGTCAGTAGGGTCATAGCTGACATCTCCGCCATGC